AAGTTGTGCATTTCTCATTTTTAAATACAATTTGTCTTTCATAATATGAAACTTTAGTGCATCGGTAACTCCTTAAGGTTCATTTTTATTTAGTCAAAGTATGTCTGTATTTACAGATACAATGTAACAAAAATTTATGCCTACGAGTTTATACCTACCTCCATTTAGTGAGTGGTTTTGCACCAATTAACTTTGCGGTTTCTAGATCATCACTCTCATCTGGGTTAGTATGATATGTAACTTCCTTTAATGTTTTAAGGTATTCTAAAACGTGTTCTCTTATCTCCATCAAGTCCTCGTAGCATCCTTGATTATATGCACAACCACGAAGAGTGTGGTCAGGTTTTAATACTGATTCTGTGAATAAATCTAACGCTCTTTGATATTTTTCAGCATCAGTTTCACTTTTGTCGATTGAGTTTTGATCGTGCATCTTTCTTCTCCTTTTGAATACCCTTTTTTATGTATATCATAGCACATTCAAAATTCTTTGAGAAGTGTTCTACGATACCATTATGCACTATGGCAAACTTTCTTCCGTTTGATGGTACTGCTGCCCACATACCATCTTTAGAAACCCAACCAGTTGGTTGATCGGGTTTAGGGTCTAGTAGTGTGGGGAATGTAGTAGGATAGAATGATTGATAATTATTAGAATTTCGCATTTACGCTTACAATTCTAGCATTAGGATTTCTAGCAAGAGCAACTCTTCTTGCTTCCTCGTAATCGACAGCATATACTTGCTCGGTAAATACCTTACCTGCAACATATAACTGAACTTCGCATTTCATAGTAATACTTTAACTATTTGTATTATATAATATCTAATATGTTGATGCAAGGTTCTTGTGACACTTCATTAACTGGATGATAACTCTTGACTCTCTCCTCAATTAAGTTACCATAGTCTTCATGAAGTTCACACCCAATATAATATCTGCCTAGTGACTTTGCTACTGCTGCTGTAGTTCCTGATCCCATGAATGGATCCAAAACTATATCTCCAACCTCACTCCCTGCCTTGATACAAGGTTCGATTAGGTCTGGTGGATATGTAGCGAAGTGTGCTTGCCTGTATGGTTTGTTTGTTACTGACCAGACAGATCGTTTATTCTTTGTTGGATATGATTTTGTAAGTCCGCTATGCGGTTGTAATCCTGTTCCTTCGTTGTGGTATTTTCCGTTGGTTCTGTCTCTTGTTCCCCAATCTTTTGCGGGTTCTTTGATCGCTTCGTTGTCATAAAAATACTTTTTATTTTTACTGAACAAAAATATATATTCATGTGACTTCGTACACCTGTCCTTCACACTCTCTGGCATCGGGTTAGGTTTATGCCATATTATATCTTGTCGTAGATACCATCCATCTGCTCTCATTGCAAACGCAAAAAGCCAAGGTATTCCGATTAAATCTTTCTCCTTTAATCCTTCTAGTTTATTTGCTCTTTTTGCACACTTATCTGGTAGGTCTTGTTTTGTTTTAGATACTGTTTGTTTAGGATATGATTGACCTTTACTAGGTCTATAGTTGTAGTAACTATCGCCAAGATTGACCCATAAAGTTCCATCATCAGTTAGTATATCTCTAACTTCTCTGAACACTTCTACGAGGTTATTGATAAATTCTTCTGGTGTATCTTCCTGTCCTATTTGTTTATCTTCTCCTCCATAGTCTCTCAACCCATAGTAAGGTGGGGATGTAACACACATCCTCGCACTCTTGGGTAGAAATGCCGATAGAGTTTTCTTACAATCTCCAAATAGAATTAAATCTTTCATTATCCAAATAAATGCACGTTATAATGTTTACGAATTGGTGGGTATTTTGGTTTAGGTTTGACCTTTACCGCTTTGTATATTTTCAATAGTGTTTCTGTTTTCATTTTGTGATAACTGAAGTTGCTGCTTCGCCTTTGTTGAATATTGTATCAACAACTGCTTCGACCTTTCTGGCGGTTGAGATACCAACTTTGGAATATACTGGAATACATACCAGACCAAATACCTTGTCCTTCGCTCCCTTGCGAATCACACGACCAATGGTTTGTGATATTCCGACATAATCCATCGACCTCATAAACAATACTGCTTCAAGACCTTTGACGTTGATACCTTCAGATAGAATACTGTGATGTAATACAACAAATCTTTTGTCTGGGTCTTGACCCCATGCGTTGAGTACATTGAAGAACTCTTCTCTGTCAACCTTTTCGCCATCAATTATAGCACCTGTCTTGGAAGTAATCAACATATATGAATAACCTCTCCATGCTAACTCATCAACAAACTTTGTATGTGCAATTAGATTGACGATCTGACTCGTGGACTTGGCACATATCAAAACCTTGCTCTTCTTAAGGTTGTCCATTGCATCAATCATTTGCTCACAATCTCTGTCAGCAACTAACTCATCTTTCTCCAAGATTCTTGTCCGATAGACTTCAACCTTTGGTGGTAGTATGTAACCTTGATTGACAAGTTGTGGTGCGGGTACTTGACATATCACATTACCATAGGTCTGTGACCAGTTCATACCTGCTTTCTCTGGTGTTCTACTGTGCTTTGGTGTTGCTGTGAAATAGTAGCACCTGTCTGCATGATGTGAGAAATGCTCTGTTGGTGGGTAAAAGTTCTTCTGTACTGAATTATGTGCTTCATCATAGTAGATAGTATCAACCTCAATATCAAGTGATGCTGATATTTTGTTGAGTGAATGATATGTTGTGAATATAAGTAGATTCTCTGTGCTATTATGATACCAGTATTCTAACTGATCTGTCTTTGTTGTACTCTTGTGGTGTGTCTCTCCACTATGTACATGAATAACCTCAACATCTGTGATGAACTCTAGGAACTCTGATGATAATTGATTCGCAAGTAGAATACGAGGTGCAACTACAACAATAGTCTTTGGTAAACTGTTCTGTGCAAACCTTCTCTTGGCATCTTCGATCATACACATTGTCTTGCCACCGCCAGTAGGTACAATCACTTGCCCTTTTCTGTGTGTATTCATCTTGTCAAGTGCTTTCTGTTGATGTGGTCGTAGAGGCATTAATGTAATAATATCAATATGTACATATTATAGCAAAAAAGGTTCCGCTTGGGAACCCCTTGTGATGCTTTTTCAACTGTCCTTAAAATTTATTAGAGTTTCGCTTACAAACCATACAAAGGTATGTATAAGTTCATAAGTTTTAACCTAGTTACAGTTTGCCCATGCAGAACCAGTATAAACTTGTAATTTATTAGTGGATGTATTGTAAATTACCGCACCTGTCTCTGTTGACAAACCTGTTCTTTGAGAAGTAGTCAATTTAGGGGGAAGCATATACATTCTATTCTGATAGTTAACAATAGTTGTATTTTTCCCTGCGTCAGCAAAATCAACTGCTGCTCTTGGTGCTGTGGTTCCCACACCTATCGCACCAAATAAAACTCGACCATCATTTACATTTGTCTCTAGATCAATTCCATCGTTAATTGTAGTGCCTTTAATTCTTAATGAACCACCTTGAGTAAAGGTAAATCTATTAGAAGATGCAGAGTTAATACTTAATGAAACTCCACTTGCTGTGACACCAATACCAACACCAGTTGCAAATTGTGCGGAAGTTCCTTGTGTTGTGCCTGTAGTTTTAAGACTCTGGAATGTAGAAATACCTGATGTTGAATTTACATTTCCAAATAATGTACTATCGACTCTAGGTACACTCAATGATGCTGCTTGAATTTGATTTGCAGCAATAATATTATTTCCAGCAGATATATTTCCACCAGCAAAACTATTTCCAGTTACAGTAGATGTACCTACCACATGAAGATTATCAGTTGGAACTGTAACTCCAATACCCAACCTACCTCCATAAGTAAGTGTCATTAACTCATCAAAGTTTGATCTTCTTATAAAGTTAATATCTCCTGTTCCAAGTCCTACTGTACCCGCTTCGAGATAGAAGTTGATACTACCTTTACCATAGTTGATAATATCTAGAGACTGTGGTGTACCAGAACTAAATGGGAATGAAGCATTGCTAGAATTATATCTTATTGCAGCATTAGTTCCTGTGATAGCAGAACTATTACCCAACACCATCTGACTCTCGCCAGTTGAATTAAATATTTGTAGGTCTGTATTAGGTGCAACTCCTAGTCCTAGATTTGCACTCTGCATATTTCCAGTTACATTTACAGCACCACCGAATGTTGCACCAGATGATACGTTTACATCATCTAGAGTCGTAAGTCCAATAACATCTAGATGTGTGTTTACTGTCGCACCACCAGAATGAGTTGTTGCTCCTGTAAATGTGGTCACACCAGAGATAGAAACATTATCTAAATCTGTATGTCCATCAACATCTACACCACCAGATATATCTAAACTCGATGCTGTTACTGCTCCAACAGATATATTAGGTGTGCCTGATAAATTTGCAGCAGTTCCAGTAGTGTTTTGATTACCTGCTGCATTTACACCTGGTAAATTTATATCAGCAGAACCATTGAAAGATACTCCTCCAATATTTCTCGCAGTTGCAAGAATTGTTGCAGAGTCAGCGTTTCCAGTTACATCTCCAGTTACATCTCCAACAAAACTCGTAGCAGTTGCAACACCTGTGACCACAATACCAGATGGATTTGTATCAAACTTGGAAGAATTAACTTCACCAGTTAGATCACCTGTGACATTACCAGTAACATTACCTATCAATGCACCTTGAAGTGAAGTTGCGGTTACAATACCAGATACAACCACACCCGCAGCATTTGTGTCAAAGTTTGGTGCATTTACCTCTCCAACAAAACTCGTAGCAGTTACAATACCAGATGCAAATATATGTCCACCATCAGAGTTGATACCAACACCTGTGCCTAAATTAGTTGGATCTCCACCAACTTGGAAACTATTTCGAGGGTCATTGGTTGATACACCTACGTTTCCACCTGTGTTGTAGATACTTGTATATCCTAATCCTACATCAATGTCCACCCATTGTGAAGTTGGTAAAAATTTAAGATACTGACCATCCCCATAATAAGTAACAATACCAGATGATGCTGTGATGATACCAGATTTGATTGAAGTTATACCTATATCTACTGTTGTTAGTGTTGTGACCCCTGTGACTTGAAGAGATATTGAAGAAGTTAGTCCGCTGACTACAGCATTACCTCTGACATCTAATCTCTCTGTGGGAACGGTGGTTCCAATTCCTACCAGACCTCCACGAACGGTAAAGTCATCATCATCTACCTGAACGCCATGCCTGAAATTAAAACTTTTATTAATACTCGCCATTTTACATGAGATTTTTAGTTATTTATCATTACTTCAGTGTCTAGTTTTACATCTACAAACAAGAAGTCCATTGGTTTGTCTGATTTATTAAATGCGTGGTGAGTGTGGTTCATAACATCACAAACTTGTGGTTCACCCTCCTCCCAAATAGTTCTCGCACCACTATCAGTCCACTCCATATAACATTTATTATTATCTGGTATTGAAAGTGGTATTTGTATTCTTTTGTAAGGGTATCTCAAAATATCTGGGTCACGATGTGGATATAATTCCGTTCCTGCACGAAAAGATGTATAGTTTGAAAACAATATTTCATCATTCTTATAAATCTCGTACACCTCATCACTCATATATTTCTTTCTAATAATTGTAGATTTTTTTACAGACTTCAACCAATAATAATCAATGATTTTATTTGAATATCCTTCTATAGTGGGTGCTTTCTTAAATGGAAATGCTGTTACTCTTGCCCACTCATAGATTTTGTGTAAATCATTTCTAGTAATCATAATTGTCTATAAATTTCGATAGATGGAAACAATTTTTCTGTTGCAATCTCTATGACCTTGCTAGAGAGAACATTATCATCATAAAAAGTTTTATTTTCATATGAATTTGTCGAAGTTAAAGTTGAAATTCCAAGAAACTCTGACAACCTATAATACTCTTCTTGATTCGTATAAAACTTTTCAGTTGATAAAAATAAAACGTTATCAAAAATTTTTTCAAATTTACTCTTTACATCCACATATAGATTTTGAAATTGTGGAAGATCAATATATTCGTAAAATAATTCTAGAGGTGGTTTAATTATGTCATGCCATCCCTTTATATCATATGATAAATTTACACAGTGAGACCATAATCTTTTTATTGGTTCACGAAATAATATAATAATTTTAACATCAAAATCATCACACAAATTATCTCGTACCTCTTCTAAAAAATACTCTGGTAAGATGCTTATTGTTTGACTAAAATCAGCAACTGATTTAAATTCATCTTTTAGATTTCTATTAAGAAAACATTTATAATCTGCAAAATTATATGGTAAATCAAAACCATAAGCTTGTTTATTTCTACTTAAAAGATAATTTTTCCATAAATCTTTAGTATCTTGTGGATAAATATCATCAGTATTACCATCCCTTAAATCACACAATATTTTTAAATAATGAGTCTCCTTATAATTCATATCATTAATAAGATTATCATTACATAATATTTTCCAAAGAGTGGTAGTCCCAGACTTTGCCATACCAGGACACAAAAATAATTTAGGTTTCATATTCTTGTAAATACACCAACGACTCCATCTTTTATGTCTATATCATACCATTTATTCTCTAATTTTGCATAGTCCATTCTTCTCAATTCAGTGCCATTAATGATCGGTCTACCATCAAAACATATCAAGTAACTTCTAGTGTTACCTTCAAATGATTCATTCACTAACTTACCATCCCAATCAACTTTTAAATCTAGAGTATTAAATCCATATATTAAGAATGGTTCATATGACTCAAATATAGTATGATGTCCAATATATTCTTTCATGTTTATAAACCTATGCTCATTTGTATCAGCGGGTTTATATTCAGATGAGAAAGTTTTAGCGACTCTGCCAGAACCCTTTACAATAATTTGATATAATGTTGTTCTATCATCAGCGTGTTCTGTAAATAATACGTTTTCCTCCCCAACCTCTGAACATACAGAAAATTCTCCACATTTTTTTAGATATTGTTTACACCTCATAACTTTACCTCTCGCATTTTTAAGATCGCTCTTCTATAACTTTCTGAATCACCCTCGATATTTTTTCCAACCAATTCAGCGAGATTTAATTCACCACTTATCTTTTCTGATTTATTACAGAACAATTCTATATCATAATTTTCTTCATCATCTTTGATTGCTTTGTCACCATATAATCTCATCAAACTTTCAACAAAAGTATCACAATCATATAAATCTAAATTTTTTAAATCTATGGCACCAGCATTGTGTGATAATATGGGTTCTCTTGATAATGCTTTACACATCCGAACAACAATTTGTTGTGTCTCTGGTAGATACTCATCAATTCTGAATACTAATTTCATGCTTGCTCCTGTATCATACCCCAAGATGTGGCAATATATTTGTCTTGCCCGATTGGTGGATTTCCACGATGAGTATGTGAATATCCAGCAGGGAAAATAACAACTCGACCTTGCTTCGCATTAATTCTTTTACTCATATATAAAAATTCAGTTTCACCAGCTTCCTCGATAGTATTCAAATATAATTGAACAACAAAAGATCTCGTAGCAGAGATTACACTACCATTCTCATAGTGCCAAGCATGAAATCCTCCACCAGCTGGTATCTTTTTAACTTTTAAGTCATATAATAAGAATCTATCTTTCTTTAAAATACTGTATGTGTTAAAATAATCCGTAACACACTCATTCAT